CGGGGAATCTTTTAATGTGCACGAGTTCACCGAATTCCTTGACGTGACTACCATTAGCGACATCAGGCCTAAATGGTTACCTGGAATGCTCATGTACAGACTTCCAAACGGCGATCCGGTCAATCACGTTGAAAACGATATATATGAAATCGTTAGAACCGGAGAGCAAATAAAGCTCACAAAGATTACGTAACCCCCCTCGGCTCGCTTCCATAACCCGCTGATGCGGGTTTTTTTACGCCTTCAATTCTGCATTGTAGCAGAAAATTAAAGTATGCTTGACATAACCTATTCAAGTATGCTTTAATTCTCCCATGCTTCACGAACACAGAATGGCCCGCACGTAAGGCGCGCAGTGGGGCGAAGAGTTCAACCTTGGGAGATTGAGATGCTATTTGAGATAAAACACAGATTCACCGGATCGGTCCTGTTCAGCCTGGAATGCGGAAGCTTAAAGCTATGCGTCGAGGCGGCTATCAAAAGCGATGCCGACCTGAGCGGTGCCGACCTGAGCCGTGCCTACCTGACTCCTATCAGGGACGATTTATGGGCAGTGCTGGCCGGCGCGCCGCGCGAAGTCGAAGGGCTGCGCAAAGCGCTTATCGAAGGGCGTGTCGATGGATCGACATACTCAGGAGAATGCGCTTGCCTGGTGGGAACTATAGCGAACTTGCGGAATGTCTCTCATAACGACTTGGGAGTCATCAAGCCGAATTCCAATCGCCCTATTGAGCGCTTCTTCTTGAACATCAGCAGGGGCGATACGCCGGAAACGAATCAGGCATCAAGTCTTGCCGTTCAGTGGACTGACGAATTTCTTTTCAATATGCGTGAAGCATTCTCCCTGGGCGAGGCCAGGTTAAATAGCCCGTAGCAGCAAATGAACTTCTATGGCTGGAAGCTTCGATGCCTTGAGAAAGCTGGCAGATCGGAATTAGACGGTCACTGAATTGCTGTAGTAAAGGGTCCCTGCCACTAAAAGCATGTCAGCTAGTGCGAGGCAAGGCTAATAGCTGCTAACCCAACTCAAGGGTAGGAAAAGAGGCGAAAGCCGGGCCGTCACTCTATATGAAACGGAACCTAGGGCGTCAGAGTGACAGCCGGAGAGACGGCATTCATACGCATGGAGATTGGTGTTACCTGAAGCGTACGGTGGAGTTGATCACCACAGCATCAGTCTCCAGCCGTATGAGTTTTTAACAGGAGGAAGCCATGTTCGAAACCATCGTATTTTTCTGGGTTGTGCTGTCGCCAGCCTTCGCTTTTCTCTTCGGCCGCTTCGTGCAGATTGGACAGGGAAAGTAATCATGAGCGCACTTGAGGCAATGCAATGGCATGACGAAAACTCGGTGAAAGAGCGCAGCGATGCGCAGGTAATCGCGGAAGACCGGAGGTTTGATCTTGTTGAGAAGCGAACTGAGCCTCTCGACCTGACGGCCGACGAGCAACTCGAATTCCTCTCGGAATATTGCTCCGGCTATCAACACATCGCGGCGACTGGGACCAAGCATGAGCAATACATGGTGTTCGGCGAATGGTTTGAAACGACCCGGGCCCGGACGCTGAGCGAAGCGATATGCCTGGCGGCGGCTAGATTCGAGGAGGACAACTCATGAATTCCTCGATTGCACTGCACGGAGTTGAAAGAGTGATTGTCGGCAAATCATGGTTCGTTTCAAACGACATGAAGTGTCAGGAATTCACGTTCATCGGACTTGACGGCGGTCATATGACCGTAGCTGCGTATTTTCCGCAATTGAAAAAGGAAGAATCGTGAAAGCCTCCGACATCAGCGAAGCCGTTGCTGCCATGGAAATGGCAAGCCAATTCATTCTTGAGCACTCTATCCCCAGCGCCGCTGAACTCGATATGAGGACAAGGCTGCTGCGATCAGCAACCCGGTTAAGCGCCGAGTTATCTATGATCCCCGTGGAAATCGAGGCCGGGAAATGAGTGGTTTCCAAGAACGCGAGGAAGCCAAAGCGGAACTCAAGGCCTCGCTTGCGAAACGAGAGTTCCGGCAAATGGCGCAATCAGCAACGGCCTACATCAATGCATCCGTCGAGCGCTACAACCGCTCTGCAGGGCAGTCCAGGCGGCAGTGGAATATCAAGAGGATCAAGAAATGAAGACGCATTATCGAAAAGCATTCGACTCTCCGTACCTGTCCAGCGCGGACATTGTTGAGCCGACCGTCCTGACCGTCGCTCGCGTAGCGCTTGAGCTCGATCAGACCAAGAAGACAAAAGACCTATTCAACACGGCTCATTTTGTCGAGAAAGAAATCCGGCCCGGCGAGAAGCTGAAACCGATGATCCTGAACGCCTCGAATTCGAAAACTATGCGCCAGTTATCCGGCTCAGCTTTTCTTGAAGACTGGCAGAACGTCCGGATTACAGTCTACGTGGACAGCAACGTGCGCTTCGGAAAAGAGACGGTGGAAGGGTTACGCATCAGCCCGTACGCTCCGGAGAAAAAAGCTCTGACACCAGACAGCAAGGGATGGGAAAACGCGAAGCTGGCTTACCAAAGAGACGGCAATCTGGACAAGGTGCTGGAACGGGTAAGCATCAGCGAAGAGCATCAGGCACAGCTTATAGCGGAGTGCGCGTCATGATCTGGCATGACGTACCGCAAAACAGCGAAGAGTGGCAGGCGCTGCGGTGCGGGAAGGTGACGGCATCTAATTTTGGATGCTTCATGGCTAACGATGGGAAGAAGTTCGGTGATCCGGCCAAGCGCTATGCGCTACAGATCGCGCTGGAAATCATGACCGGCAGCAAGGCGGAATACAGCTTTTCTACAGAACACATGGAGCGCGGGCACGAGCAAGAGCCGGTAGCTCGCATGCTGTACGAGGATGAGAATTTCATCTCTGTTCAGAACGGCGGGTTCTTTGACTGCGGAGACTACGGAGATTCGCCGGACGGGCTTATCGGAGACGATGGGGTTATCGAGATTAAATCTGTTACCGCTCCAATCCACTATGCCACTCTTCGCCGCGGAGCGCCTGACCCAGCATACAAATGGCAACTCGTTGGGCACCTGGACTGCACCGGCCGGCAGTGGGTTGATTTCGTGAGCTACTGCGCTGAGTTTCCTCATGACAGGCGACTGAGAGTGCATAGACTTTACCGATCAGAATTTACGCAAGAGATAGAGCGCCTCCGTGTCCGGCGAAAAGCATTCTTGCGCCTCATCCATGAAACCCTGAACTCGATCCAGGAGGCAGCGTGAACGACCTGAAACACTACGGCAGCCAGCCCCATCCTCGCGCATGGCCCTGCATCTTCAAGATCATCCTCCTAGTCGCCGTCATCGGCTACCTGGGAGAGAAGGACCACCAGCAGCAGAAGCAGATCATTAAATTACAAAACACTTGTCAGGAGAAGTCATGACCAAATTAAAGGAGCCGTACCGGGGCGGAACGGGAAGCACGGCCGGCATGTTCGCCATGAGAGATAGCAGGCATGCGTTCGGAGGGCAGCGTTTCTATGCGGGCAGGGAGCGCCATGATAAACGCTGGTATCTCGTGTTCTGTTTGATCCTTGTCGTGGCTGCGAAGGTGCTGCTGTGAACGAAAGAGCGCAGGAACATCACATGAAAGTCAGTATCACGATACGACCGATGACGGCTTTAGAGCGGATACCCCAGATGCCAGGATTGCTCGATCATTTGCAGAGCATGTCGGGTGCATGGACACGCACAAACCTCAAATTTCAAAAGAAAGGAAGGAAGGCACGAAAGAGAGATGGGCCTTGATAAAGCGAATGCTCGATAGCGGGATGACAGGACATGCAATAGCGCATGAGACCGGAATGTCGAAAGGAACGGTTTACTGGCACATCAGAGAGATGAGGGCGCGGCATGAAAGAACGCCAAATTCTATTTTCCGCTCCGATGGTTCGCGCTTTGCTTGAGGGGCGCAAGTCCCAAACGAGGCGGATTGTGAAGCACCAAGGCATAGTGGATCACCCCGCTATTCCTGGTGGAAAGATCATCCAACTTGGAGGCAAACAGGCGTGGCTTAACAGTCAGTCCGATCACCCGCAACACATCAGCAAGTTCTGCCCCTACGGTCAGCCCGGAGACAGGCTATGGGTGAGAGAGACATGGACAAAGACCACCAACGTCAATGAGTATCCTGGCTGGCCCGATCGTCCCTGTACGCTTGTTGATGACGACCCTAATTATGTGGTCGTTTACAGAGCGGACGGAGAATGGGAATGGTTGGATAACGATGGTTTCCTTACAGACGAAACTCACTGGAAATCCTCAATGTTCATGCCACGCTGGGCCTCGCGCATCCTGCTGGAGATCACCGATATTCGCGTCGAGCGCTTGATAGATATAAGCGAAGAGGATGCGATTGCGGAGGGCTGCAATCAGAATCACAACGGATATTTTTGGGCAGGGCCTCATAAGGAAGGCGGACTAAAGCAACTTACCACGGCAAGAGTCGCTTATAGAGACGTATGGGAATCCATCAACGGCGCCGGAAGCTGGGGCGCCAATCCGTTCGTGTGGGTAATCAGTTTTAAGCGGGTTGAGCTATGACGATCTTCCGCGACATGAGCGCTGACACAACTTTGGACAATGCGAACGAGGGATTTATGAGCATAGTAATAACAGATAGCGATGGCACGAATATATATATCGACGGAAAAATATGGCGCCAAGTCGGCATAGTACTTGTCGATTCGCAAGATGATCCGCGAGAAACCACTAAACGCCTCGCCGCATGCTGGAAAGCATGTCAAGGACTTCCTATGGAAGAGCTTGAATACTTGGCAAACCAAAACCCAGCAAACCAAGCCCAGTGAGGAAACTATGAAAGGTGAAGACTCAGACTATATGAGCGGAGTGAGTGCTGGTCAGAACTCGCGTCAGCCCGAGATTGATGCGCTCAAGAATGAGTTATCTCTTCGCGCTCACGGAGAAAAACGCGCTCATCAAAGAATCGAGATGCTCTACGCAGAAGTAGCGAGGCTGAAGGCGGACGCGGAAACTTTATGCAAAGCCGGCGAAGAAATGCAGATAGCCATCAACGAGCTTTGGAAAGCCGAATATCCAGAAGAACTGGACGAAGACCAGAAACATATGGACATAGACCCGGCCCGAGAGATGCATACTCAAGCATGGAGAGCGCTCAATGCAGCGATCTATTACATGCGAAAGAACGCCGCCATGAAAGATTTTTCAACTCACCAAAAGGAGGAAAGGTGACAGGTTGGATCAGGCTTAGCGTCGGGATACGCTAGGGGGTAGCAAGTAGCGTCTTGCGAAGGACGCTACCTGATACTTAAAAAGGAGAAATTCATGAAGCAAATTATCGTTTTCCCGCGCGGGCAGTTATCACCAAAGGATAGAAAGGCGATGAGGGACGCTGGGGTTCTGGTTGTAGAGGCAGACGATCCCAAGCAGGTGATACAACTTATGCCGGAATCGAGCGCTATTGACTCATCATCAATCATGATGGCTTTACTAAAGGCAGTTGCCGATGGGCATGGAGCTAGCGCCATCTTCGTCAGAGAGCTTGAACGTCGCTTGGTAGCAAAAGAAAAATCAGCCTCGCTACCTGATACTAAAGGAGAGTGAGATGGGTCACACGTGCCATTGGCCGGGATGCGAAAAGGAAGTTCCGCCAAAGATGTGGGGATGCAAATCGCATTGGTTCAGGCTTCCGGCAAATTTGCGAGGCTTGATATGGGGCACCTATCGACCCGGACAGGAAATCACCAAAACGCCGTCCATGGCATACATAGACGCCGCGCAAAAAGTTCAGGAATGGATAAAGTAGAACGGAAAATGAACACACCCGAAGGATGGCCGACTGAAGAGATGGCAAATTCGGCACGAAATAAGTTTATAAATTGGATAGAAGACTCTGCGGCAGATTGTGCAACCGTACTTGATGTTTTGGAGACAGAATCTACAGAACGATCATGCTGGATTAGTTTTTGGGAGGGCTGGAAAGCCGCACTCGCAGCCGCCCCGACACTGCCAGCGCAGGATACCAAGCATGAACGAGAGGTGGATCGCCTCTTAAAGCAAATCGAATATACGGAAGAATGGGCGGATAAGCTGGCAAACGCCATCGCTGAGCGGTTGGGCGTCGATATCGGAGAGCATAGCAATCTGAACAACCCGTGGCAGGAAGCATTGAACCGCTGCGATGCCCCAGCGCAGGATTGCGGAACGGTGTGTCGCGCTTCTCATGCTGATGGGATTGTATGCCCTCATGATAGCTGTGACATTGAAGACGGAGTAAGAGAAACACCGCAAGCTCAGGAATCAAATCCAACTATTGGAGAAATTGCAACTGTTGCCCCGACACCGCC